TGCCACGATGTCAACTCATGCTTGCCTACAGGTATACGTTGCGTGTCATCGCTGAACGCAACTTGACGCTTGACTACATTGGTGATGTAGCACTCATGTCGCTTGATGCTTGGGCAGTATGTGCGCAACGCCTTCCACAAGATATTACCAGCACCACCGACAAGCGGGATGCCTTGTGCAACTTCATTACGTCCTGGCGCTTCTGCTACTATAGCTAGTGTAGCTTGAGTAGTGCCACCCATAGCACACTCGACAGACATGCCAGCAGTCTGTGCTTGTAGCGTGAACTTGTCACGCATGTCAGCAGTCGTCATCACGTTCATGACTTAGGCTTCCTTTTCCAACCCATCGACTTGAGCGATACAGCCAAGCTGCGTTGATCACATATGATCGAAGCGTGTTTGCGTGCGCGTGATACACCTGTGTAGAAGTTAGGGCGTGAGAGATTGAAGAACGCACACGATGCCATGATGTACGTCACGTTGTCGTACTGACTGCCTTGGCACTTGTGTGTAGTGAGTGCGTAGGCTAACTCGATCACCTTGCGTGGGTCGTATGAGAAGTGGTAACGCTTGCGCGGGTTGAACTCAGCAACACGTGGCGGTAGTTCAACGACACGATCACCGAAGTCAATCTCAAGTACACCATAGTCGTCAATGCTGATGACTGTACCTACCTCTCCGTTGAGCATCTGCTTTGTCTCTGGACACTCGATGAACGTACCCATCAAGCCTACGCCGTTGATGTCGAACTCTGTGAAGCGTTCGTTGTAGTCACGTAGATCGTAGCTGTTTGTGTTGCACACTACCTTGTCACCGACGCTGACAAAGACTTTGTTCTTCGCTTCCCACTTGTTACGAGGCAACTCAGTCTTGTTGCGCATCTCAGGATTGAAGCGCATCTGCAGGATGCTGTTGAGCCTGATCGTACCTATGTCACTCTTACGCGCGGGTGAGATGATCTGATTGTCTAGACTACGCCAGTCGATCTGCTCTTTCTCTAGCCGGCTATACAGTGTATGAAGCACAGCGTCACCGAGATGCACACCAACGTCTGCGTTGCTGGTGAAGAACTGACCACGTGTAATACGCCGCGCAGCTTCGATGATGCCGTTGCCTTCGGCTTGACGATAGATGTTCTGCAGCGTGACGGTGTTAGGCATAGCTAGGCAGCGTTGGAACGGCGACGTAGGGTCTGCTAGATCACTGTTCTCAATAGGCGGTAGCTGACGTACGTCACCGAACACACGCATGCAGCCCTTGTATGGGAGTGCTGCAACTAGATCACGATGCAGCGCAGTGCTGACCATAGCGTACTCATCGACGATGACTACATCATACTCAAGTGGATTGCTGCGTGTACGCTGTGGACCGCTGGCAGTCATAGGCGTGCCAGTTTCTTCGTCTATCTCAGGACGATTGAACTCTAGCAGCTTGTGTATAGTGACAGCGGGGTAGCCTGTAGCCTCACGCACACGGCGTGCGGCCTTGCCAGTTGGTGCAGCTATGGCGAATGAGATGTCTTTGTCTTTGAGTAGATCGCAGGTCTGCTTGATGATTGTAGTCTTGCCTGTACCTGCCTCACCTGTCACTGCCACTAGACGCTTGGCAGTGTCAACACACATATCGACAGCGTTCTGCTGTTCAACATCGAGCACACGCAGCGGTGGCTCTACCACTTCATCAGTCATTGGTTATGTCCTTAGACGCAGCGCAGCGATGTAGCTGCTGGTTTCGCGCTTAGTCTGTAGTCTTACTTCTCAGCAGTAGCAGCCTTCACTGCCCACATAGCAGCTTCCTCATACGCAGTCTGTGCTAGTGACGCGAGGCGTGCTTGCTCATTGCGAGCGGTGCTGTCTTTGACACTACCATCGGACTTCTTGAAGTCTTCACACAGGTCAATCAGGTCAGCGGTGTAGCGTTTGATCTTGTCAACTACATTCTCACCACTTGGATTGAAGCTCTCACGAACACGGAATGCACCTAAACTACCACCTTGTTCAGCCATTGTAGTCTCCATGTGTTTGAGTTATACATTGTATGAAAGCAAACGCCATGCACACAACCCGCGGGGAGCGACAGTGTACACGGCGCTGCTCATCAGTCAGCAGGGGGTGAGCCGTTAGCCGACTGACGTAGCTCCGTCGCTTTCCTCACCACGCTTGTTCGCCACGACTTCATGCTTGATGCGTGTCAGACCAAGTGATGCGTACTCAGGTGTATCCATGAACTCGATCACCTTGCGAGCATCGCTGATGATGCGATCCACTTTCAGCTTGGCACCCTGAATGGGGTTGCCGTCTGCGTCGGTGACACTGACAAAGAAGTGGAAGGTGCGCTTCTGTGGTGCACGCTGGACAGCTTTCTTAGTAGAGCCAGATGCAGCAGACATAGAACGAGCAGGAGATGTAGCCATAGGGATAATCCTCTTATAAGAGTTGAAGTGCTAGGTGGCCGTTGTAGCCACCTAGCAAGTACTAGCACAGGGTAGTTAGAGTGGCAACACTTGACTGACTTCGGCGCGTGGGTTCTTCTCAAGGTCCACGCCAGTACGAACGCGGGCGCGGGCCTCACGACCGACGAACTCGTTAGGATCAATCGAGTTCGATGCAGCAACACCGAAGGCTTGACACACCTTCTTCATGCGCCAACGATCTGCTGGTATATCACGAGCTACCACATTCAAGGTGAAGGTAAGCTCATCAACACCATCACCCGGATCGAAGTCTGCAGGGAACTCAGTGCGAGGCACCTGCAGTGTAAGAGTGAGCATCGGGTTGCCAGACGATGCAGCGAGCTTGTCTTGAGCAGCAGTGCAGATTGCCTTGTACTCACCCGGTGGCAACTGTGGGGGAGCTTCTGCATCTGCAATGTTAGCACTAAAGGTCAGTAGACCCATTGCTGTAGTCCTTCTGTTGACGTGACTTGTACACTGTATAACCACAACGAGCGGGCTAGCAAGTCACTGCATCTAGCCCATGTGGATAGGACTACTACTAGATGTAGTAGAACTATTTCGGTACGTGAAGCTTAGCGTAGTTGGTGTTGACGTATGTATCCCACCACTCAGCCAGCGTTTGACCTACACCTGTGTTAGCGTTGTAGCGCCACTCAAAGCTGGTAGCACCTGTCATGTCGAATAGTCTAGACTTCATCGGTGATCTGAAACGCTCAGGGCGTATAGCGATGTAGCGATGACCGCCGTGGTCACGCATGTTCCACACTTCGGAGATGTCCTTGCTTGTGATGTTAGGCAACTGACCTCCGAGTAGCATAGAGACACTGAGGATAGCACCTGCATCGTTGCGATCTGCATCCTTCTCATGCGTGATGAATATGAGATGCTTGTTGAGCATGCCTGTGATACGGATCATGTTGCTCACGAACGCCATCGTGTAGGTGTTACGCAAGCCGTAGCCCTGCATGCCTGGGTTCTCGATAGTGGACTTAGGTGCGACGTTGATAGCGTGGCGGAGAGCGTGTTCAGAGAACTTAGTCAGACTATCTACTACAACAGTGTCAAAGTCAGCGAGCTTGTCATACAGTGTATAAGGGTCGGGCTTCATTCCTTCCTTCACGATGTCAACTGACTTCTCATTAGCAAGTGCTAAGCGTTGCCAGTCAGGTATGTTGCGTATGCTCATATCACCATCAGGATCGAGCATCAGGAATAGCTTACGACCTGGAGCGGTTGCAGCTAGTGTAGTCTTACCACAACCACTATCACCCCACAGTATCATTGACATACGAGTAGGTATGTCAGACGGCTTCTCTATCTTCAACTCCATGCTATCTCTCCCTCAGCTATACATAGTATAACACATCTACAAACACACGCAAGTCTAGTCGTCTTCGTACCAACTATCAGGATGGTGCCAGCCATGTGCACGATCTTGCCACTTGCTGATCTTGCGCCATAGCCAACGTGGCCAACGACCTTTCAACTCCATGTCCTCAGCAAGTCCCCACAGCCAGTATATCTTCATGGGTCTAGTGTCTCTGTTAGTGGCGACCAGCGATTAGTCACCATCTCATTGTCGAAGATGTGCTTGCGTTGCTCAGGTGTCTCTACACACAGTGGTATGAGTGAGCAACTACGGAAGTATCTGTTGCAGCTATGTGTATACATCGGTGCATTGGTTGGGTCTTCTTCGTACTTCATAATGATACCGAGCGTGTGCTGTACCCACTGACCCCACTCAAAGAACGACTGCGCATTGCGGCTAGTTGGGTAGCGCATGACACCTTCACTATACATGCCCGACTTAGGCACTGGTATCTGTAGTCCCCACATGACGACGTTGCGTATAGGTGTATCAAGCAGGGGCTCTAACATGCACGACATCGCAACACAGTAACCAGTGACTTGATTGCTAGTGTCGAAGCTACTAGACCAAACAGTGTCAATGCGGCTGCCCGTTTTGTTCTCGTGTACTTCAGGGGTAAGATCATTAGGACGTAGAGTGTCACGACACACAGCATCCACACGACCGATGAAACGAATAACAGGAGTGCTATCATTATTATGTAGGGTAACATCGAACGGAACCTCTATGCCTATCAGCTTGTCAGTCATGATAGGAATGAAGCGACCAAGCGGGTAGCGTTGCACGTAGTTGATAGCTGCGCTCTCAAGATTGGCCTGCGTACGTCGGTTGTCGCGAGGGTCATCGTGGTAGCCAGATGTTTCGAGTAGGTTGAGACACATCTGCATGCAACGTGTCTCTGCATCTTCGCTGTTGTAGAAGTACTTGAGTGCTTCTGTCCAGCGGTGAGGGAACTCTGCATTAGCGAACATGCGATCAGCGTATGTGTTGACACGATCAAGCACACCTTCCTTCACAACATCGCCATCAATTATACTCTGTATAAGATCGAATAGGCGGCAGCACGCAAACACGTCATGCATAGCTCTGCCAGCTTCAAGTGGTAGCACACGTTCGGTGCCAGTAGGCAGACGCTTGCCGTGCCAACTGTTGATCAGCCCCCAACGCGGGCATGTGTTGACTGCTGACATGGTGGAGTAGTCTACCCAAGGCAACGACTTGTCTACAGTAGGTTTAACGATCATTTGCTGTCCTTCAAGTACTCAGTCTCTAGCTCAGCTACATAGTGCGACATTAGCACTTCGATGCATCTGTGTGTGATCAAGCCCCATGCATGCGTGCCCGGTGTGCACTCGCGGAGTAGTTCGAGTAGGTCTGTGCCTACCTTAGCCTTCTGCAGTGGTGTCTGCTGTTGCATCACTGCATGTCCTTGTCAGGATGGAATGTCTTACGCACCTGCTCGAAGTCGTTCTTCAACTTAGCACCGACAGTTGCGATGTTAGCAACGATGTCTGCCATCTTATTGACTGTCTGCACTATGGCTTGCATCTCTTGACGCAGCATCTCGTTGTCTTCAGCTAGCCGCTCTACTGCCTTCAGTAGACCACGTTCGACACCTTCCTGATTGACGAGTAGACGCACATCACGTGCACGTTGTACGTAGTTCACCATTGTTAGCTCCTTGTGTTGAAGTCATCGGGACCGTTGTGGTGGATTGCAACTAGGAAGTACGCGGCTGGGTAGTAGTCATACACTGTATAAGTGCCAGCACTATGTACTGTCATCTTCTCAGCACCTACCCAATACACAACACGCCTGCCGTTGTACTTGAATGACAGCAAGCCGGACTTGGTGTCGTACTTGACGTTGGTCACGTACTCATTGTTCATCGCCATCTCAGCGAATTGTATGAGGTACGTGCCAATGCGTGCACGCTTCTCACTGCTGCGCTTTGTGCGTAGGTTGTCGAGCTTGTAGCGCACACTTGGTGTCACAGTCTTACTTGATGACATCATCCACCGCCTTAGCAATGTCTACATCGGTGTGCTGTAGTGTGAGCGCACGCAGATCGTAGATCAGTTCTTCAAGTTTATCAAGGGCTTTGTTGGCTTTGTCATACTGACGCTGTACTTGGTCAGCTTTCTTCTCCAACTTGATAGAGATAGCAAGTGCTGTGACTTGCAGCTTAGCGTGTGCAGCGCGACGCATCTGCTCAGCAGCGCGCATGCGTCTATCACGTAGCTGATTGAGAAAGACTTCCTGCTCAACGTCAGTCATGTTGAGCAGTGACTTCGGATTGATCACATCGCCAATAGCAACGCCAGCACTACTGCTTGATGCAGTAGGCTGGCGCAGCTTGACGACTTTGCCTTTGTCGTCTGTCATTTGGCTATTCTTTCTTACCGTTCACACTTACAGCTGTGACAATGAGTGCAGGCGTTGACTTCTTAGTGACCTTGGCAACGGCTGCGTCGATAGTGTTGACACTCACACCACACTTGATCAACTCAGTGCGCAGTTCATCAACGTCAACACGTGAGGCTGGCTTGTTGGCATTGAACATGAGTAGCCAGTCTTCACCATCTACTTGAGTAGTTGCCTTCATCATGTGCTTGGCAGCTTCATTGCGCACCTTAGCAACTTCAACGTCGTACACATCGAGCACTGTCTTCTTCGCTGCGTCGTACCGCTTCTCTGCATATGAGCGCAGCAGGTTAGCAACTGCGTACTCGGAAGCGTGTTGATCAACTGTGTCCTGTGTAGTAGCTGGCTTTGGGAAGTCATTTATACACTGTGCAACTCGTACCTCAAGTGGCAGCAGTTCAACCTTCTTCTTCGTCATGGTTAGTCTCTCCTTGTTGACTATCTACTATTGTAGCACAACTGGGATCAGATGCAAGCTTTGCAGCACGTACTTCACGCAGCCGTTGTCTGCGTTCATGAGCGTACGCATCACCCCACGGCCACTCAACGTGCTTGTATACCTTGCGCAGCCTGATCTTACGAATGACTGACACATCAAGCTGCATGTTGTAGCCCTGCTTCATCTTCTCACAGATGTACTCAGCGGTGCAACCGACTTCAAACATCTGCATGATGCGCTTGATGTGGAACAACTTGATGCCTACACGTTCACGCTCAAGCATGTCTTGCACGTTGTCAGCCTGTGTGCCTATGAGCATGTGGTATGGGTTGCAGCACCACGAGTTGTCACACATATGACGTACAACGTCGCCCTCTTGCAGTTTATACCCTGTATAAAGCTCGTACACTATGCGGTGTACGTAGTAGTCCTTCTGTCCAACCCTCACGCGAGCACGGTACTCATTGCGTGTGCCTTTGCCATGTGCACCTGACCACTCCCAACACACTTCTTTGTTACCATCGTGCATGTTGATGCGTCTAAATACGTCATGTAGTTCGGACTGCTCACGACGACCACGGAGGCGTTTGCTGCGACCTTCGTTTACTCGCTTAGCACGCTGCTCTACTACATGCGCAGGTATTGTCTTCTTCTCAACCATCGTCTAGCTCCACGTAGTAGGAGTGCTATAGGCAGCACGTAGAGTAGTAGGAACAGCGGTATGAGGCTGCGTAGGTAGTACCACCACCACGCAACGTCATACCACATGTTGTCGAGGCAGTTCAACACACCGAGTGGGCACATCATTACTCCGTTCGTTGATCTTGGGCTACTAATGCCACGATCTTGTGATCGAAGAACTTGCCCATCACGTCCCACGCTTCGTTGAAGCCGGTGATCGAGTCGTCATAGCCTGGCTTCATTTCGATCAGGTAATTGTTGAGGCGGTCACTGAGTTCTACCTTGAGAGTTCTCAATTCAACTTCGGTCATGTTGGCCTCCGTTAATTTGGTGTTAGTGCACACTACTACTGTCATCATCAGGCATCTGCACCATGTTCACACTACCATCTGGATGCTCTACAACGTCAACTACATAGTTCCCGCTGTAGGCAGGCTTAGCGAACACCGTTTCTGGCAGCACCGATGGCGGTCGCATGCGCGCTAGAATGTTGTTGCTGTTCTCTAGCTCACAGATTGGCAAGAGTTTGCACACATTGTTGACCGACATGACGTGTGCACAGAGCACGTAGACTGGTGCGCCGTCGCTAGTGCTTATACACTGTATGACTACAAGATCACCTAGCTCGCAAGCTACGAGCAGGTGGCGCAGATGCGCTTTCACCATGTCAGGCACTGGCGTAGTAGGATCAACTACAGCGTCGATCATGTAGTTGTCACCGAGTACTTCGAGTTCGACTTCATTAACCATTGTCGTTGTCCTTGTGAATGGAGGAAGGGTGTAGTAGCCACACACAGATGCGCGACCTTGTTGTATGTGGCTACTACTACGCAACGCTACACACTACGGGCGAAGCCCGGTGCCCAGCACTAAGCCCAGCACTAGGTGCCGTTACGACTACTTCTCTCTGTAGTCTTCCTCCATAGCGTAGATTTGCTCCATCAGCGAAGCGCACTTATCAACAAGAAAGTTCTGCAGCTTGAGTGAGTAGTCTTCATACTCATACTGACAGTGGATGTATTCTTCATACAACGTGCCAAGTAACTTAGTGAAGCCTTGCTCAAAGGCAGCCTTAGCTATGTAGATGTTCTTATCACGGTACATACCGAGGAAGTTGTCAGGCAGTGAGGCACATAGTACTATCTTGTCAACATCAACGATGCATGCATGGTGTTTGAGTATAGCTATCGCCTTCTCAAGCATCACACGTTGAAAGCGATTAGGCTTGTACGCTTCAACCTGTTCACTGAATGGACGCGACTTAGTGTAGATGTCACGCGCCCACATCGGCA